CAGGTGATACAATCACTGTACCTACAGGTGCAGGATTAACAGTAACTGATGAAGTAAAAACAAACAAGATTTCACCTGCTACAGGAACCGCTTTTGCTTTAGGGGACTCAGGTGATACATTCACGGTTCCTTCAGGGGCAACAATTGTTAATAGTGGAACGGCTACTGGTTTTGGTGAATCTAATAATCCTTCTTTCTCAGCAAAAATGTCAGCACATCAAGGTGTGGGAGATAACGTAACAACTAAAGTTGAGTTTGATACAGTTAATTTTCAAACTTCTGGAACTTACGATACTGGAAACTATCGTTGGACTCCAGGTGTAGCGGGAAATTATCAATTTATGATTAATATAGTTGGAGACTCACAAGCAACAGCAAACTTATATGCTATGACAGTTTATCTTTACAAAAATGGAAGTGCAATACCAGAACAATCTGATGGAGTTAATTTTAATTTTGTAGATAATTACGCAAGACAAGCACCAGTTTCTTTTAATGTTACTGATACTTCTGATGCAGATGATTATTATGAGGTATTCACAGCAATTAACGACACAAGTGGCACACCACAAGTATTTAAATATGGTAGTTACTTTAGTGCATTTTTAATAAGTACGAGTGCATAATGGTAAATAAATTAACAATTTTAAAAGGAGGTCTATATGGCAAGTCTATCAACTAAAGTGAAGCTTTACTGTGAAGCGAACAGCAAAACTGCTGATTTCGGTCCAGAAGGCAATGTATCTTTACAGGATGACTCGGACGGTAAAGGCCCGTACATAAAAAGCTGGAGCGTTGACGGATTGGCACAGCCATCTGACTCCGACCTAGTAGGATATGATACGGCTGGAAACACAGAAGAGACAAACAATACTGTAAGAAGTACAAGAAAAGTGGCTTATGGTGATATTGGCGATCAGCTTGATGAGATATATAAAGATATCGACGCGTGGAAAACGCGAATCAAAGCGATCAAAGATGCAAACCCTAAGTCTTGAGGAGAATAAATGAGTAAATTATTTGTAGATCAAGTAGATCCAAAGACAGCTACCACACTAACGCTTGGTACGTCAGGTGATACTATTAGTATACCATCTGGTGTAACGATTGCTAACGCAGGTACGGCAACAGGCTTTGGAGATAGTAATACTCCATATTTTCTTGCTAGATTATCTGCTAACCAAAATGTATCTGATGCAACTCAAACAGTATTAGTTTTTGATGAAGAAGGACTTGATAGTGGAAGTGGATATGACACCTCAAATGGAAAATACACTATTCCGTCTGGCGAAGGTGGGAAGTATTATTTTGCAGTTTATGGCGAAGGAGATGGTGGAGGAGCAGGCGGCTTAATTCAAGTTGCTTGTTATATATTTGACGGAAGTGATGAAATAGCTAGAGGAACTGTTAATCTTGATAGCGCAAGAGGAGATATAATGACCGCAACAGCATCAACATTAGTTACTTGTTCGGCTGGAGATGAAATTACTTGTAAAGGTTTTGTAGATAATGTTTCAGGATCAAATACAAGATTTGCAGGAGAATCAGGTATAAACAGAACATATTTTTTAGGATTTAAAGTAGCAACATGATAACAATTTTAAAAGGAATTAATTAATGGCAAGTACAATATATGTAGATAAACTAGATCCACAAAGCGGAACAGCTTTAGAGATTGGAACATCGGGTGATACTATAACAGTACCTTCTGGTGCTACATTCAATGTTGCTGGAACATTACAAAGTGGCGGAGCTGCTTTAGCTAATACTCCTTTAATACAAGCAGGATTTTCTAGTGCTTCTCAATCTATATCCTCAGGATCGGACACAGAAATAGTTTACACAGCAATTACAAAAGAAAGCCCAAGTGGTAAATTTAGTACAACAACAGGTAGATTTACACCAGGTATAACAGGATTTTATTATGTGTCGGCTTTAGCACGAATTAATGGTGGTAATGCAGGAGGAGAATTTGCTAACCTACAAATTAGAGTTAATGGCTCCGCTTCTACCACAGGTTCTGCACAAGGTGCAACTTATAGAAGATACCAAGATAATGGGGAAGTAAACAGTTTTGCCGTTGATTGTGTTGTTGAATTAACAAGTGTAACAGATTACATCTCTGTATACATTTATCAAAATCAAGGTGGCGCTCAAACGTTACAAGCAAACCACACTAACTTTACAGCATACAAATTAATAGGATAATAACATGGCATTAACAGTAGTAAAAACATCAGCATTAAGTGGCACACTTCCAGTAGCCAATGGTGGAACTGGATTAACATCAGGAACTACTGATCAATTTCTTAAATTTACTGGCACAACTACTTTAGCTAGTGCTGCAGATAATGCAGGTGGTTTAACTTCACAACAAGTTTTTACTTCTAGTGGAACATGGACAAAACCTGCAGGTATTACTAAAGTAAAAGTCACTGTAATAGGTGGAGGCGGTGGTGCTTTTAATGCTACTAACACTAGAGGTGGTGGAGGTGGTGGCGGTGGAACTGCTATAGAACTTATTGATGTAACTTCTGTTTCAACTGTAACAGTTACTGTTGGTGCTGGTGGAGCTGCAGGTAGTACCAGTGGTGCAACTGGTTCAACATCTTCTTTTGGATCATACTGTACAGCTACTGGTGGTGGCGGTGGTATTCAATCAGGAACAGGAGGTTCATTTTATCCTGGTAATGGAGGAGTAGGTTCTGGAGGAGATATTAATTTAAATGGTCAAGGTGCAAACGGAGAAGAAGGTGGAACGGGAGGTAATAGTTTTATGGGTGGTGGAGGAAGACCATCAAACGATGATAATACCTATCACTGGGCAGGCCCTGGTTATCAAGGCGGTGGCGGCGGTGGAAACGCTAGTAATAATGGCGGCGGTGGCGGTGCTGGTGGTACTGGCATTATTGTGGTTGAGGAATATAAATAATGAAAGCATTAATTTTAAATAATAAAGTTGTAGATTTAAAGGAAGTAGAATTTGAAGTTCATTCAAGTTTAACATGGGTGGATTGCGATAACACTGTAGAAATTGGATATGATTATGATGGTTCAACATTTTCAAAACCTGAAATAACTTTAAGTATGGAAATGGAAAATATTAGAAGTAATAGAGATTTTTTAATTAAAAAAACAGATTGGTGGGCATCGTCGGATCTTACAATGACAGATGCTGATAAAAAATATAGACAAGATTTACGAGATATAACAAACGGATTAGACACACTAGATAAAGCTAAAAATGTAACGTGGCCAACTAATCCAAGAGGGAATTAATGGCTTTCGGTGCAGGAGCAATTGGTCAATTAGCTTTCAGTGAAACTACTGATGACGGATTTTCAATTATTGTAACACCTACGGGTGTTCAAGCAACCTTTGCACTAGGAACGGCGACGGTAACGCCTAACACGATTGTCATTCCAACAGGGGTACAAGCAACCTTTGCAGTTGGATCTCCAACTGTGACGGGAACAGCGACAGTCATTCCTACAGGAGTATATATTACTTCTGCTCTAGGAAGTGCAACCGTTACTGGAACAGCTGTGGTTATTCCTACAGGAGTTTCCTCGACTTTCAGTGTCGGAAGTGTTACATTAGAGTCAAGGTATTTCCCAACAGGAGTGCAGGCAACTTTCGCGCTTGGAACGGCAACGGTGACTGGAACGGCTACTGTTATTCCAACAGGAGTGCAGGCGGCTTTTGCAGTGGGAGATTTAAAGTTAACAATTTGGAACGGAGTGGACGACTCCTCTACAAATACATGGACGGTGGTACCAACAGGATAAGATATGGCAGATTCGACAATATTAAATTTAGATCTTCAGGCCACTGGCGCTAACGCTGGTACGTGGGGATCAAAAACTAATGACAACTTAGAGAAGGTAGAGAATGCCATTAAGGGATACACAGCAGTAAATATAGCTGGTAGTGGAACAGTAGCATTAACAGTTGCAAGTGGTGGTACGGGTGATCAACAAAGTAGAGCTTCTCTTAAATTAGAAGGAACCTTAAGTGGTGGTAGAGTATTAGAATGTGAAGCTAATCCAAACTGGTATTTTATTCATGATGCAACTACTCGTGCAGGGAACACTCTTACATTTGGACCAGCTGGAGGAACAGCAATTACCCTTCCTTATACAAACACTAAATACTTAATTTATACAGATGGCTCAACCGCCTTTGATGTCTTAACAAACATAGGAAATGTTTCCTCAGGAGGAACACTCAGTGCAACTGGTAATGTTTCTTTTGATGGTGGAACTTTTATTTTTAATGAAACCGGGGCTGATTTGGATGCTAGATTTGAAGGTGACTCAGACAATAATCTTCTCAGAACTGATGCATCAACTGACCGTATAGGAATTGGAATTGCAGCACCCTTGGCGAAGTTAGGAATTACCCAAACAAGTGCAACAGGTGCAGTACCTTGCATAGAGTTGGAACAAATAGATCAGGATTTTGCCTTTACTAACTACAAAGGAACAACGGCAGCGGATAGTTCAAAAAGTATTTCTACTTCAACTGCGGAAGCAGGAGCAAAATTCGGTGCGGTTAGGATAAGAATTAATGGTACTGATAAATGGATACGCGTTTACGATAGTGCTGTTTAGGAGGCTTAATGACTTTGATTAAGGTACAAGTAGCTCCAGGTGTTGACAAACAAGATACTCAATATGGTGCTGAAGGACGTTGGACCAATACGGACAACGTTCGTTTTCGTTACGGGCTTCCAGAAAAAATAGGAGGATGGGCGAAGGTTACATCCGATGCCTTAGTAGGCGCAGCGAGGGGACTTATTACTTGGTTCTCTTTAGATGGCGATCAATACGCAGTTACAGGAACAAACAAGAAACTTTATGTCTACCAAAATGGATCATGGTATGACATTACACCCATAAGAGTTACGGGTGCAAGCATTACAAATTTTACAACTAGCACAGGTTCTGCTACAGTAAAGGTTACAGATACAGCACACGGTGCCATCGAAGGAGATTTTGTTACCATCTCAAGTGTATCAGGAACAGCTAATGGAATAATAGCCGCTAATCTTGAAGGAGAATTTGAGATACAGGTAGTAGAAGACACAAATAATTATAACATCATTGCTAAAGCTGCAGCGACAGGAGCAGGCGCTTCAGGTGTTACAGGAACAGCAGAATATCAAATCAATACCAACCCAGCTATATCTATATTAGGATATGGATGGGGTGCAGGACCTTGGGGTGGTGTCAGTGGCGGACCGGGATGGGGAAAATCCCGTGCATCATTGGCTGCTCCAAATAGTGTTCAATTGGATTCAGGAAAATGGTCTCTAGATAACTGGGGGGAAGATGTATTAGCACAGCAATTAAATGGTGGACTTTATTATTGGGACACTTCAGCTAGTTCTACAACAGTACAACGTGCTGTCAGCTCAACTGTAGCGAATGCTCCTACATCCAGTAGGTTCATGATTGTATCAGGTACGGATAGACATGTGATATGTTGCGGAACAGAGACTACCATAGGTACTCCTACTTCAAGAGATGATATGTTTATTAGGTGGTGTGATCAAGAAAATGTTAATGAGTGGGCCCCTACCGCTATTAATACTGCAGGAACTCAACGATTAACCGACGGTAGTAAACTTATTGCAGCTGAACGTTCACGTGGTGCAGTCTTAATATGGACTGATAATGCTTTGTACCAGATGCAATTGATTGGTGCGCCGTTTACATTTGGATTTTCACAACTAGGATCTGCATGCGGAGCATGTGGATTACATGCAACAGTGGAGAGCAATGGAAGAGCTTTCTGGATGGGAACTGATTCATTCTTCATGTTTGATGGTTCTGTTCAAAAGATTCCATGTTCTATAGAAGATTTTGTGTTTAAAGATATTGATGAGGCATCACAGAAGGATACCTTTGCAGCATTGAATACTGAATTTAATGAAGTGACTTGGTTTTATCCGTCTAATGGATCCTCTGTCATAGACAGAGCAGCAACTTTTAATTATGCGGAGAAAGTATGGTATAATGGTACTCTATCACGTTCATCATGGGCTGATAAAGGCGTCTATCAATATCCTTATGCAACCGAATATAATGCAACTGATTCAAGTGCAACCATTAGTGCTATTAGTGGACTTACAGATGGAAGAAGTTTTATGCACGCTCAGGAGAATGGAAAAAATGCTGATGGATCAGCGTTAAGTTCTGAAATAAAATCAGGAGATTTTGTTATTCCTCAAGCTGGGGAAAGACTTATGTCAATTAAAAGATTTATTCCTGACTTTAAAAATTTATCAGGAACAGTTAACGTGGAACTAGATTTTAAATTATACCCAACAAGTAGCACTGTAACTAATGGTCCTTTCTCCGTCACTACCTCCACTACAAAAGTGGACACACGTGCGAGAGGAAGACAAGGGGCTATTAAGATTACAAGTTCTGCTATTAATACAACATGGCGTTATGGTACATACCGTGCGGACATACAACAGGATGGAATGAGATAATGTCACAGATAAACATACCAAGACTTCCTGCGGCGCAGGATGAGTACAGTAAGGAACAAATCAACCAGATGATCCAGACACTGGATCTACTAATTCAGCTTCTGAATTCTTCTTACACACCAGAACAATTAAAGAACGAAGATGAAGCGCTATCATGGTTTCTAAATTAAATGGCTAACAATTATAAAAAAGTTATGACAACAGTTACATCCACAGGGGATTCAACAATCTATACTGTGCCGGCTACTACTACCACACTTGTTAAAACTGCATGGGTATATAATAATTCAGGGGGCTCAGCTATAATAAGCTTAAAGATAAATTCAACCTTACTGAGCACCAATAGTGCCGTGACTGATAAAGCTACGGAATCCTTCTTTTATTTAGCTTCGAGTGACATTGGAGTGATGGAGGCTGGCGACATACTTAAGATTAATACCAACGCACAACCAGTAAATGTTTACTTAGGTATATTAGAGATATCAAAATGATTGATAATACAGAAAATACTTGCTATAAGGAGAGATTATGCCTATAAATGATGATGCAGTAATAGAATACGTGGAGGTCAATGGGGAACAAGTTCCTAAAGTTGTTGTCCCTGCGGAAGTAACTATTACGAACACGGCAACAGGAAAAGAATACGGATCAGCGAAGGAAGCTGATGATGACGTTGACAATCCTGCAACTTCTACCAAGCGTGAACACATCCGGCAGGATGTTGTCATCAAGGTTGCAATTCACAAAATTTTAGAAGGAGTTACAGGTAAAGTATAATGCATAACACCAACAATTCAGAACGTAGATGGGTATCACAAGAGCGACCTCAATGGGCAATTCAAGGTCACCCTAGATTGGAAAATCAATCAAGAATGATGATGACTAATCCTAACAGACAACATTACGGACCAGCTGGAGGACCAAACAAATGGGATATGGACTGGCCATCACAAGGTATGCCTAAAGGATACCAACATAGATATAGAAGAAATGAACCTAGCAATAGAGAACCTTTGAAAAGACCAGAATCTTTTACTAATTTAGACATGTTAGGAAGACCTGATTTAGCATTTAAATATTCCCATACGGACCCTGGTAGAAAAGAAAAGTTTTATGGTGATGAAGAAGATGCATCAATTCGTGGTACTTGGAGAAGAACGGCTGATGCTCGTCCTAGGAATAGCTTATATGATGAATACGGATATTTAGAAGGTGCTCCACGTCAAAGAACAACTTTTTCGGAAGGTTCCATAGACCCTTATAATTTTAATGAAATATATGGTGGAGTTTATGACGATGCAATTTTTAGAACAGTAGACCCTAACACTAATCAAATAGAAAAATTTCCTATGGCTGAAGGAATAGGATCACTGCAAGAACAAGCAGCTGTTGATCCATCAGACTGGAGGAATATTTTAAGAATTTTAGAA